TGAATTTCTGCCATAAACAGGCGCAATGCCTTAATGCTTAATGGCTTTAGTTTAACCTTTGAACCATTTTGTAGTTCAATTTCTTCTACATTGTATACTGTTGTAGCCAATTTATCCTCCTAGGATTGTCTTAATTATTATAACATATAGCTATTATCACTACAAATAGAAAGCCCCCAAATTAATGGGGGCTTCTACAATTTAATTAAATTAAATTATACTGTTAATACACGGTCAATAATCTTACCGTATTCTGCTCCTGCATATGCTGCATCTGGGAGAAGACGGAATGTTACTGGGAATGTTGTTGCAGTTGTACGTGCCAATGAGAATTGGGACTGTTGTACTGAAAGAACACGACGTGCATAGTAGATACGCTCTGTTGCTGTAGCATCTGCTGTAGGTGCTGCACCAACTGCGATTAGCTGGCGCTCTGTTGGTGCAATACCAAGAGCTCCTGCCTCTAGACCAATTGTCTTTGTTTCTGTAGTTGTTGAGCCTGCTGTTACTGGGGCTCCCGCTTGTCCGAAAACCACAAGAATATTTTCTAGTGTTCCTTCTGACATTTCGGTTGCAATCATAACCTCCATCGCAGACTTGAACAGCTTTGCTGTATCAAGCAACTGATCTACGGTTACTGAATCGTATGTTGGGTTGTAAGTGATTTGAAGACCGTTGTTGGTATAACCAACGTTACGATACTTTGAACCATCTAAACCGTTTAATGTTGTTGTGTATGAAACTCCAGGTGCGTATGCAGCTGATGCTGCTGTACCTGGTTCTTGTACTCCATAACCTGACTGTGTTGAGTCCTTTTCAGAGATGAAAAGTGGTGATGCACCTACAAGAATATTTTTTGCATTGTTATATGACATTTATTCTTTACCTCCTGTGTTTTAAACTATATATATATATTTTAAAAACCAAAGCTGGCTAGGCTTCTTTCCTCTTGTCCAATGATACGGGATATCAGGCTATAAAGCAATCTATAGGAATCTGCCGTCTTGGTCTGTTATTCTTGAATACTTGACCTCTAGGGTTAAGTCTGAGGACAGGAACCCTTGTATTTCTTGAGAAGGCTCAGTTGGCGAAATATCTGCTATATAAATACTGTGGAATTTAAATTTGTCGTTTATGGATCCAGATCTATTTACCTCTCTTGCTGAGTCATCCATTCTTCTAAATAGGTCCGTCATTATATTTCTAATTTCTACTATTTCAGATACGTCGGTAGAGTAAATGGTAAACAAGATTTGCTCACAGCATATTAGCCAATTGTCCTCATATGACATTCCCACCTTGTCATAAACAATATGCTTTTTACCGCTTAAAAAATGATTCATTTCTGCAGACTGCTGCACTGGGATTATAGGTATTATGGTCTGACTTAGGTTATCGCTGTAATACTCGTCTTCGTCAAAAATATTATATTCTACCAAGTTCTCCCATAGGTATTTTCTAATCTCAAACATAGCGTCTAATTTATAATTTGCTGTCATATCATTGCCCCTCCAAATGAAGACTGTACTGCTGAGTCCGCCATACCTCTAATTGAATTAGGGGAAAAAGAATACTGTACTCTTCTAATTGTTGATGGAATCATTAAAGCCTTTGTGAGTTCTGAATTAAATAGTCTTTGGAACCCAGACTTTTTAATTGAATTATTAACTAAGTTTCCGCTAAAGAATCTAGAATAATATAATCTAAATTGATTTTTTACGCTAGGTCCTCCTGGCCGTTTAACGGTCACTGTAGCCCCTTTGGGCATAAAGACTGTCATACCATTAGATTCGAATACAAGTCTCTCAGAATGGCGTGGAGCAATTACTAGAGGCATTCCAGCTTCCATGATAGATGCCTTATTGATAAAGACATGCTTTCTTTGTCTTGTAGCAGAAGGAACGAATGATTTAGATGGCTGTAGCTGGTAATCTATTTTAAAAGAAATTCCGTCTCCATCAATTGATTTTAATTTAAAAAGTCTTGCTGTCTTGTTTCCAACCTTTTTCCACTCATAGACATGGTGTAATGATTTTGGCTTTGATCTTGATTGAGAGTCTATATGTTCTCCAAAATCTTTGTTTATTTGAGTAAAGATTGTTTGCTTAAATGCATTTTTAAATTTCTTGCTCTTATTAAACTTAGCAATAACGTTTGCCTCATAATATAAGGCTGCAGATATCTGTGCCACATTGCTGTCTTTAATGGAAGCGTTTTGGGACTGCCCCACCATAAGCCTTTCAAGGCCAGAGGCTGCTTGTAATAAAGCTACGCTAGAGTCCAATTTGTTGGTTCTCCGATCTCTTTAAAGAAGAGTTGTATCCAATCACTCTTCCAAAAGGATCTGTAATCGGTGTAGTTCCAATTATTTCAAAAACAGTTGGAGTTTCTGAAGGGAAATTAATTTCTGTCCATATGACATTATTATTGCTGTCTCTAATATTTGTAACTTTGTCTCTTGAAACTATTCTTTCTATTGTTCTAATTTGTATATTTTGTTCGTTTACATATTTATTATTAAATGTTTGATTGTCGCTTGATCTAATTGTAGATGAATTAGTTATCATTCCTTTTGCATGGCAGTCTACTGTTTTGTAGTAGTTCCACTCTTTTATTATGGCGCCAGTATCTGGATTTTGGCTGTCTATTTGTTTATACACATCCATCTTCATAGACAATACTGAGCCTATCAAGTCGTTCATTATATAATGTCTACCTTTGTTGTAAGCACATAATCTGCTAACAGTTTGTCTGCGTAAGCATTTCCTGTTCCAGAATGAGCTTCTCCAGTATATTCAAAGTCCCAGTCAAATGTTGAAATTTTCTTTATATACTTATTTCTCCATATTGTATCTTTAGAGAAATAATCTTTCATTAATTCTATGGCTGCTAGCTCTACGTCGTCTGGAACATGGTCCCATCCAAATCTTCCACACACCTTGTATTCAACTCCATCCTGGAAAACACCATTGCCATAGCCATTTATGCTTGGCGGAACCATTCCATTTGCTAAATACACTGTGTTGTCTAGTGCGCTTGCACGATTAATTCTTATTCCGTATCCGCTTTCGCTAAGAATAACATCGTACCCCCAATTGTTTATTACCTCAAGAGTGTCTATAAGTAAGTCATCTCTTGAGTATAAATAGTATATTTGAGATATTTTTGAAGGCAAGGGTAAAATGTCTGAGCCTCGTCCATAAACAACAGCACATTCATTGTGTAAATAAAAATTTTGTCCAGTGTGCTGTTCTATTACCTTACGGGCATATTTTTCTGCTGCTATAAGCTCTTTGTATGACTTGTAGTTTGGGTCAGAAGAATCTGTGCTAAACCCTAGGTCTTGTGCATGATTAAAATCTACATAAGGGGTTATTACAAAAACTTCATCAACTTTAGAAACGGGTGTTCCATTTACAGTGTAATTCCAAATAAGTCTTAATGTTCGATTCCTGTTGGTGTATTGATATGGAATATTTACAGTATATGTACCAGGATTATTTTCATCTAAAATGGAGTAAAGGTTTGTAAGCAACTCTAATGGACTTACCATTGGGGTTACGGCAGGATCAAAACTAACGTCATATAGCCCCACAACTGGATTGGCGTCTGAATTTGCAACATCGCCATTCCAAAAAACTTTATGGCTTATTGGTGATTGACTATTTATTAATATTTCTGCCATATTAAAGGTTTAAATTAGTTATAGAAGTCTTGTGCTTCCTTTGGTGTGGCTAATCTAAAACCTTCCTCCTTATCAAAAATTTCTTGTGCTGCATCTTCAGACATTGCTACAAATGGATGATCGTTTGTAAATGTAAATCCCATTGTATCGTATCTAAAATTTGCTCTGGTCATTCTAACTAGAACCATATCTTTGTCTTGAGCCTTCTTAGGATCAAATCTTGGCAATACTTCGATTGCTTCTTCTGCATCGTCCACAGCCTTTAGAGTCTTAGAGTAAACTGACCAGCTTACTCCTTCTTCTGACAATGCTGCCACTATGTCTGTTTTACTTTTAAGTCCGTCTATATCTACGCCAAAGTCTTCGGCGATCTTTTTAATCTCAGCTAATTTTAATGTCTCGAATGACATGTATTCTCCTTAGTCTAGGTTGTTTAATTATAGCATTACTAAATTCAAATGAAAAGCCCCCAAAATTAATTGGGGGCCTTTAATTGGTTAATTCTTATTAAGAAGCAACCTTAACGTTCTTTACAACTACCCAAGCGTCTGCCTGCTCAATTTGAACGCCAACACGAGTATACATTGTGTACTCGATTGAGTCCTTCTTTGGCCAGAAGAATCGGTACACTGTTACGTCACGCTTGATACCAATAACTACGTTATTTGGGAATGTCAAGTGCACGTCACCGTGTGATCCTGATGCTGCTGAGTATGAGCCATCCTGTGTCTCTGAAAGTAGAGGAACTTCAACGATTGGAATACCGAATGCGTATGGCGCAACGTATCCTGCTGGACCTGAAACAGGTGCAACCTCTCCACGGATAATGCCTGAAGCAATATCTTGTGGGTTGACGTTCTGGATGTTTTGTGATGTTGAGTATAAGTAATCCTGAATCAGGTTTGATCCTGCTAGGAAGCGAAGGTCTGTACGGCGTTGCTTGTACTTACGTGGGAGTGCCTTCAATGCGCTGTTAAATACAGCACGAGAAATGTTTGCACCACCAGCATCAACTACGTGAGCGTCTGCCTTAGCCTTCTTTACTACACCATCAAATGCCTTGTAAAGCTGATCTGATGATAGTGATGTATTTCCGTTTAGGACTACATCTTCAATGTCGTTACCTGCTTGTGTTGCCATCAAGCGGGCAATGTGGTCTTCTAGGTCTGCACCCTCAATATTGTCTTCTAGAGACTCTGTTGATAGTTCCCAATCTAGACGTAACTTCTTTGTTGTCAAAGAAATCTTTGAGAATGTCACTGCAGCGTTTGCGCTGTTAGTGTTATCTCCTTCTGTCGCAAGCTTCATAAGCTTTTCGCCTACGCCCATGCGATCAATTTCAGTTGTATCCGACTTCATTCGGACTGTACGTGCGACCTTACCAATTACGGTAGCGTCGAACATGTAGTCTAGGAATCGGGCTGATTGTTCTGGATTAAGTAATCCTCCGTTGCCATCTTCTGATGCACGGTGAATTCCTGTTCCTCCAGTGTTTGAAGCAAATGTACCTGTAACTGTTGTATCAGCAGCTACGGCTTTTTCTAATAATTCATTGCTCATTATATTATTTCACCTACCCTTTACTTAAATAGTTCGTTTACGGAACCGAGGAAAGAACCGTTCCATTTTGATTTTGTTATTACTACATCCTGTGACCCGCCAAGGTCTGAGGACTTCTTGATTGCAGTCTCTGATTCTACTGCGTCGACACGCTTTTCTACAGTATCAATCGTGTTCTTGATGCTCTCAACAGTTTTGCTGAGTTCTGTATGTTTGTCTGCCAACTCTGAGATTTGAGTTTCAACGCTCTTGCTAAAAGATTCAACTGTTTCTTTAATAGTTGAAACCTGTGCAGCATTTGCTTCTGAAGCCTTGCTTAGAGTATCTGAGAAAAAGCCTTTTAAGTCACCTAACATTTTTGCAAAATCAGGTTCATCAACAACGACCTCTGAGACGTCTGATGCTTTTTCAACGGTTTCGGCAGAAGCATCTGCTACTACATCTTCTGTAACAGTCTCTTCAACCACTACATCTTCTGCAGGGGCTGAAACTTCTACTGGAGCAGTCTCTTCGACTGCTACTGTTTCTGTGTTTTCTGACACTTCATTACCTCCTTCTGCGTTTGCCTGTTTTGCAATTGTTTGTATTTCAGGCAACGTAAATCTTGACTTCTTAAATGAAGCAAGAATCTTTTCTATTTCTTTCGCTTTGTTTATATCTTTACTTTCTACCCAACCAATTAAAACTGCTGGTTTCCCAGTTGCTGGTGAGTCGTAAGATTGCTCTGTTGACATAAAAACAGAATCGCTTTCTTCACAGTAAAAAATATTCTCTGTTACTGTTTCTGCAGCTATTCCCTTAAACATTAATTGACC